CTCCTGACATCCTGCTTGCAAAGCAGGCGCTCTACCAGCTGAGCTAATTCCCCTGGAGCCACTCGTCGGACTTGAACCGACGACCTACGGTTTACAAAACCGTTGCTCTATCCAGCTGAGCTAGAGTGGCGTAGGAGGGGGCATTACACCCCCAGAGGACTACTTGGGTAACAAGGCTAGTCTAACCCCGATCTCCCATATCAGGCAGCAACGGTGCTGCGGGAGAATGCTACGATGTTGTTCGCAGCGACATCAGATGTGTTTGCATCTATTGGTTGCTTATCCAAGCAGGTTTCAGTCACGCTCCGTATACCCCGTCGAAACCAGTGCGCCCCCATGAGTGGAAGCGAGGAGAATCGAACTCCTGTCCGAAATGTCGATGGCGTCACCTACATGTCTTTTAGAGTCATCCATCAGGACTATGCTCAAATTATACCACGTTCTCGGTAGAATTTCAAGAATCCCCACTCACTTCCCCAAACTTGTCGATCCGTTTCAAAGTCAAATCCCTGATCTAGAACCCAGTAATAATCATCACCGAGTTCAATTTGGTTCTTGAGATAAGTCTTCTTACCTCTCCACTGAACCGTGCATTCCTTGCCTGCGAGAGAACCTTTGTACATCTCGCCGTCCAACTTGAAAAGTATATCACAACCCAGTCGTCTTTGCAAGGGTTTTTCGCGAAGAATATCTAGATTCTTGCAACCAACGTGTTGTTGAGGATCCTCAACTTCGTAGTTCTGTACTATGTAGTCATCTCCGATAGGGAGTATTTTTAGAATGAACTGACGATATGGTTGCCTAGGATTATAATCATATGCTTGCTCACCATAAAACAAATGATCACCTAGTCTGATGTGTGCGATGTTGATGTGTGCATACCTAGTAGGTTGCTTCATCGCTTGATACTTATTACTAAAACGTCCTTCCAGACAATCTTCAAACGCTTTCATCGGGCATCAACTCAGGATTCAATACAGGTACATCAAATAATAGTGGGTGTACTTCTTCTGCAATTAGATAATCAGATGCTTGATACAGGTATTCCATTGTAAACTCTGGATTTGTAGCACACTCTGCTAATATCCACTGATTTTCTTTGTCTTCTTTTTCTAATGAATCAAATGTAAAGGGCATACCAGCAATAAAGTACATCTTGACTGGGGTGTTATCTACCCAGCAATACTTCGTAGTGACTTCATACCCTTTGAAAGACATGCTTTTGTTTGTATTTACACATAAGTATTTAACACTTATGCGAGCGGGGGGACTTGAACCCCCACGATTTTTTACAATCAGCGGATTTTAAGTCCGATGCGTCTACCGATTCCGCCACGCTCGCATGTCCATAGTATAGCATAAAAAAAGGGGAGAAGTCTGATTCTGACCAGACTCTCCCCTGCGGCGACGATATAATCTATTTAGATCAGAAGGAATACTTCAGACCCAATTTAGCACCATAACCACGGTCGATGGAATCATCGCCAGAACCGACGAAGGAGACCTCACCGTATGCACCAAGTGCCTCGGTCAGACCCAGACCGACACCTGCCTTACCAGAGGGGACGGTATCAGCGTCACCACCGTCAGGAGTCAGCACAGTAGCGCCACCCTGAACGTAGTAGGAACCAGATTCACCGAAAGTTCCTTCGTAGCCTACGTGAAGGTCTGTTCCAGCACCAGTGTACTCCGATCCAGTCCAAGATGCGTTCGTTTCTACATTAACGTAGGGTCCTGCAAGGGCAGCACCTGGAGCAGCGAAAGCGACGGCTGCGGCAGCAGCAGCGAAAGCAGTTTTGATCATTTTTGTTTTACCTTTGTTTGAGTTACTTGCGGAGTGGTTACCCGCAGATGAAGAGTGGAGTTGTCCTCCACCGCAAATACAATTTATCAGCAAAAAGGGGGCAATGCAAGCCCCCTTGTGCCAGTTTGTTCTCGGTCACATTTTGTAATCAGTTGAGATTGATCTGAGAACCCGTGATATTGACGATACCCGTGGCTGTAATGGACATCAGACCAGCAATTGTCTCACTAAGGTTACCAGAATACGTCCCTGCATAGTTACCAGTAAACGTTTCCGTGGTATTACCAGTCACCGTATTAGTAAAGTTTCCAGTAATTTCCGTAGTATTATTTCCAGTAATAGTCTCACTAAAATTACCAGTAATAGCCTCAACAAAGTTACCTTCAACTGTATTTGAATAGTTTCCAGTAGCACTCTCAGTCAAGTTACCAGTAATTTGTTCAGTAACGTTTCCTTCAATCGCAGTAGTAACATTACCAGTATACTTCTCAGTTAGATTTCCAGCAGCAATAGTATGCATAACATTACCCTGAGCAACGCTAAGAGAGAATGAACTGGGATTCTTAACTGTTGGAATTGGTTTTGGTGGTGTACCAGCGACATTCACCTCCATCTTTCCACCAACATCAATGGAAAAATCACCAGCTGCAGTAAGTTTCAAGTGTCCAGCACTTGAAATAGTATGACATGCTCTAGGATCTAGAATCTGTCTAATAGTTGCCTCACCCAGAACGTTCTGTGTGATACCACCAGAAACTGTCTGGTTAATAAAAGTAGTATCGGTCTTGAAAGTATTTGCTACAAGAGAGACTGCTCCACCAGCACCATCTCCACCCTGAATGTTAACAGTGCTTCCTGATAGGTTTAGATCTTTTAGAGCACGAACAGTTACGTTATCTCCTTTGAGAAATACATCTCCACCTTTGGATTCTACGTTAATATCACCATAAGACACGACAGAGAGTGGTTTCTCTTCGTCGAGCATGTTTTCAACTTCCATGGCGAATCTACCGCCAACCTTCACAGTCATATCACCTTGTGGTCTCATAGTAATTTGACCACCAGTCTCGTCCTCACCGATCTTTCCACATCCAAAGAAAATGTTTCCAGTATCATCCATGTGAATGGACTGACCATTATCAGTACATATGATTAGAGTAACTCTTCCCTCTTCATTCTGTGCTTTTGTAATTTTTACACCGTTGATCTTATCAACAGATGTCGATCTCTGATCTGCTGAGTGTGGTGGTGTAACAACTGCTTCATTGATATTACCACCATCGGGAAGATCAGCAACGAAGTTGTTTAAACTTGTTAGATAATTTTGTAGTGCTTCTTTTGTAAGACTCATGATGGGCAATCAACGTAACGACCAGTTCCAATCTTCGCGTATCCAAGTAGATCGCGAGTATCACTATCTAGACATGATAGGCTAGCGAGTGCCTTAGCACCAAATCCACCACCACCAACAATTTCTACCGTAGGAGCATTATCAAAGATTTGTGTTCTATCTAAGACATCAAATCCAATCACAAATCCACTAGCATTAATTCTAGCGACAACCAAAGATGAATCTCCATTAACGTAAACAGTTGGAATAGAAGTATATCCAGTTCCAGGTCTAGTTAGTGTTAGTGAGTCTAGCACACAATTGATGTTATCTGGTTTATTTGGTACAAAGTTTCTTCCTCTCTGAGTAACGCGAATCTCAGTAACATATCCATTAGAATCAAGCAGAGGAACTGCAAGTGCTCCCCATCCTTGACCAGTGATTGCTATGTGTGGTGGTAGCAAGTATGGATCTCCAGGATCATCAATCGTAATATCAATAATCTTACCGTCATCATCAACAATAATATCACCAATAGTAGGTGGTTTATGATCTGCAGGTGGTGATGGTACTAGTGGTTTTACTGGTGACGCATCTTGTCCGTTAATATCGACTGAGGTTTTAGCACCAGTTCCGTTTACAGTAAAGACAAGTGTTTCAGTTCCTTCAATCTCAGCATCCTCTCTAATACCAACAACAACTGTTGATTGGTTATTCACAATTGCGAAAGTTCCATATAGGTTTCCACCAATGATATCATCCTGATTGATGTTTAAACCGAACAAACTGTAGCTCAATACCGTATCGTTTGGAATACCATTTGTTGTAATAGTGTATGTAATAAACTCTCCTTCTTCGACCTGAGTCTTATCACTCTTTACAATTACAGATACTTCTTCAGCTACAATAACCTCAGGAACTAATGCATCAGGATCTGGATCATCGTCTTCTAGATCACCAGTTCCTCCATCTCCTGGTGGTGGTGAGGGAGGTGTGGGACCAACGATAATGTTTGGTGGTGTTGATGGAGTTGGATCATTAGGATCAACCTCAGGTTTCAACCCGATAGTAACAACAGCAGTAGATTGAATAAAGGATACATCTTGTGTTCCTGTAGAATACTCAATCGCTACTTCAAAATCTTCAGGAGTATCCTGCTCACCATCTTGATATGTCTGAATAGAAATTACTCTCTCAGTTTGGTTAGGTCCAAATCCTAAAATACCACTAACATCTTGATAATCGACATCTTTGGTTGCACTCAATTCATAAGTTTGGAAAGTAACAGAACTAGATGCCTGAACGTTACCAGATCTTATTACTTTTACTTGTGCTATATCACCCTCAAAGACATTGGTATCTTTGATTTCGTAAGTAATTGCTTCTGCAGGAGGATCTGTTGGGGTAGTTTCTCCTGGCGGTAAGGTAGATCCACCTGGGGGATTTTCATCTCCAGGACCAGGATAAATGGGACTATTGCCACCACCAGGAGGAACATCAGGAAGACCACCAAAAATAATACCACCTGCTAATTCTGGTGGAGCATAAGATCTTGCGTCATCACATACACTCTGACCATAGTCTAGTGGACCATTTTCAAGTCCATCAAGTAGACCATCCAAGAAATCACCAACTTCATCTTTCTTTTTCTTATTGCAACGAGTGTCTTCACTACCACAAGCAGAGTCAATACCACCACAAGAAATACCTAGGATGGACATAATCTTAAACATTGCTCCACCGACAAGGTTTAGAGCACCACCAGCAATGCCTAAGATCGCTTGTAATGGACCTAAAACAGCATCTAGAAGTCCACTAACAAATCCAGTAATCTTGTTAATGATTGCGTTGACGAAAATATCAACTTGACATGTTGCTGCTCTGAATACTTTGAGGAGGTAATCAAAGATGAGAGCAGTGATGAAGTCAACCAATCTCTCATAGATATCTTCAATGCTACAACCAATCTTCTCCAGTGTTGTCTCTAGAAACTGCTGAACACCCTCTAGAATGCCCTCAAAAGGAGTTAAAATCAGTTTTACTAGGTATTCAATACCTTCTTTTAACTTAGCAATAATCTCGCCTCTGACGCGAGCGAGAGCAGATTTAATAATCCTCAGAACTTTATTGATGTAACCCTGTGCTTTTGAGGTGTACTTAAAGAGTTCACCGTTTACTTTACTGACAAGATAATCACCAATGTTTCCATTGCTGTCCTGAACCATTTTAAACAACTCACCAAGAACATGGTTGAGTTCGCTTTTCGTATCAGGATTACATTCTGCTTGAGCAGTAGATACACAAACTTGTGTACCAAATGGATTTGCTGAACTATTCTCAGCAGCATGAGCTCCATCTGCTGGAGACATAGTTGTTTGAGAGTTACCAGCAAGTTGACCAGATGCTAGGTTCTTATTTGTAGCTGCATTTGCGCTACTATCAGTAGTAGGGTTTGTCTTTGAATTTACAGCAACTTTAAAACTTAAGCACTTATCCTCAGAAGTAGTGGATATAACTTCCTCAGGAGGTGAATCCGCTGAGTTAGCAGTATGTCCAATAGATCCAAGAATAAGTGGTTTTGTTTTTTCAATATTCAACCAAAAACCAAATACCCAATCTCCTTCCTCAAGGTTCGCAGAAGCACCAGAAGATCCACCAGTTTTGTAAGGTACAGTAACTGGTAGAGCAGTGTGTGCCCAAGGCAAATCCTCGGTCTTTACATTTTCGCAGTCAGCATCATGTACCCCAACGATTCTAACTCTAAAACGGTTAGATTTCTTTGGTTGATCAATTTCTTCAACTTGACCAATCCACCATTCAGCACCGTCAGATCCTAATTGGTGGGTTGGTAATAGAGATCGGATAGATGGATCCATACTAATCAGTTATCATGAATTTTGCACTCAGGTGCGCCTGGTTCTTGATCACAGTAGAGTTCTAGTGGGGAGGGATCGTGATGATCACCTGCTTCGATTTCTTCTTTGTGATGCTCAACGTATTCTTCTAGATCATGCAATTCCTCTTCAATGTGACGACGTTGTTGGGGAGAGGTCATGGGATTCTGAAGAATCTCTTTGTCCTTAGCGATATGTGCTTCGATGTTTTCCATAGTTCGTTTGTGTGTAACGTGTTTTCCTATTCTACCATTCCAAGAGAGTCTCTCTGTAGTCTTAATGATGTTCTAACCTGCATGTTAGAAACTGCAAACGCTCTGGATATTTGAGTGACTAAGTAATATCCACTGTTTAGCCTATCAACACTGTTGTTTTTTCTGTCCTCTTGATTACTAGAATTAGGAAGCAGAACGCGCACCTTATCGCCCACTACTAAATCAAGGTTTCCTGGGACCTCGATACGCAATCCTTGAGTATTTAGGAGATAATTCCTAGAGATAGACTGACATATAACATCACGACTCCAGTCTAGCAATTGATTATCCCCACTTCCATTTGGAGAGGCAGAGTCTTGACCACTATAAAAGGTCTCATGGTCAATTATAGCAGAAATCTGTCGAGTTGGATAATCAGATAGTCTTTCTTGTTCTGGATTTAGTGTATCTTGTGCTCCTAGGTGTGCTTGGTTTTCAAATGATTTTTTTGCAGAGAAAATTTTCTGCTCATATTCTCCTGTAGACATGTTATAGAAAGCTGCCTTAGATGCATATGCTCCCAGTCTCAATCCTTCCATGAGATTGATCTCACCAAGAAACTGCACCGATAAGATAGTATCATCATATGAATCTTCTGCAGCACTATCAACAAACGTTTTTACTTCAGTTTGTTGATTACCAAACTTTCCTTGTAGATCACATAAAGAATCGATTGATCTGAAGTTGTATCCATTATGATTTTCAAAGAAGAAATATCCTGCACTACCAGATAAGAACTCTCCAGACTGACTAGATTGCTCTGCTGAGGACGACTTGCTCAATAGTGTTTTATCCTGAATAGATGCGATTACAGAGAATGGACTCTTTCCACTTGGAATAACCTTTAGTCTATTCTGCGATGGATCAGATGTAACTTCTTTATCTGTATCAAGAAACTCGGTCAATATACTTTCAACAATTTCATGAGGATATCCCTCTTGTGTATTACTGACCTTACGTCCTTCATTAGTAAGTGCCTCAGCACTGATTAATCCAATATTGTATCTCTGAATCTTATTTGAAATCATTCGATCGCCAACACGATACACAATAAAGTTGTAAGTATATGTCTGTTCGTCAGGTCCTTTCACCTTAATCTCTACACTCTCACCACCAGTAATCCCACCATCTTCTTCAGATCCGATAATATTAATTGCAGAGTCAACAATATTTAAATTCGCAGTAATGAATGGTTTTGAGATATCTTCATAATAACTATACCCCATGACCAGGGGACCAATACCATACGCCTTACCAGTATTTGTGGTAAGTGTGATACTTTCAAATATAAAAGAAGCAGCGTTATTTTTATTCTTCATTGCGATAACTTAAACAATGTGAGAGGCGCTAGGTTAGCAGCGTTGGGATCAGTCAAAGGCATTACGAATGGATTTGCGCCAAGACCACCAGATTGCTGTTGTTGAGGTTGTGCAGCTCTCTGTTGAGTAGCTTGGTTGTATTCCATGACCTTAGCGAGTGCCGCCAGTTCAGGTTTTTCTTTCGCTGCTTCTTGAATTCTTGGAAGCATAACAGATGCTGTTGTATTGTTTGGAGGAGCAACATTAGCTGCGTTATTTTGAGCAGCCTTAAGTTCTGCATTTTTAACTTTAGATTTACCTTTAGTGAACTGCAATGGATCTACAGCACTACCTCGTCCTTGATATCCACCAGGATGTCTTTCCAAGTGTAAGTGAGTATTATCGGAAGCCATTGCTCCAGTGCCTGGCCAATATTTAACTGTAGCAATCTTATCACCTTTATTTACTTCGTCTCCTTGAGCAACTGTTGGATCAACGTGACCATATAAAGTTGCGTTTCCATCATCACTAGTCACAACAACTGCAGATCCATGCATGAAATCTGGAATGATGTGAGAGACAGTTCCTTTCTCCATTGAAGTGACTGGTGATCCTCTATCAACACCAATATCAATTCCTCTATGATCTTTAGATCCATATCCAAGATCTCTCTTACCAAAACCACTGTTGAATTGAGGTCTTCCTTGTGGTAGAACTGCAGAGAAATCACTCGCATTAGTTTGACCAGTGTAAGGTTGAGATCCAGGAGTTACACCAGGCGCATTAGTCATTCCCAACGATCTCATCATTCTTTGGAACGCTCCACTCATTCCTTGGAACAAATTATTCATCGGTCCACCAGGACTGCTCAACATTCCTCCAAGTTGACTCAATGCCCCACCACTGACTCCACTCAATTGAAGATTTGTTATTCCACTAATTTTGATCAGTTTATCAAGAACTGGTCTGAGTACAGGACCCATGATTTGCCCAATAGGACCAAGAATTTTGATGACTTCACCGATAGCGACAGCAATACCACCAATTGCGAACTTAAATGGTTGCTCTAGGGCAGTCTTCATATGTGCGCCCATTTCATTAACAAGTTGTCTTCCTCCAAATGGAGTAAATGTTACAAGTTCACCACCTGCTTCACCACCTTGGAATGGTCCAAAGTTAGAAGGATTGTCTAGGAAGTATGAACCACCACTCGCATTCTTGACTTCACCCTCACCACGCATCTTAGCATCTGCAGCATTTACTGCATCTTTACCATATAAACCTAGAGTACCAAAACCACCCTTTTGATCTGGAATAATGTCTAAGAAGTCGATTTTATTCAATGCACCTCTAAATCCTTCACGGATGTTAGAGTCAGTTTCTGCCATGATTTTATCAGATGCTTCCTTATTAAATCCACTCTGTATGAAGGTAATTAAAGATTTAATTGGAGCTCCAATAACTTCCATAGTTGCAGATAATGCATCCATCAATGCACCAAGGGAACTTCTAATAACATTAGTACCATCACCAGCAATCCAATCACCCCACCCACGACTTAATTCACCTACATAAGCAGAACCAGTCATGATTCCAATTGGATACAGGACTTTAGCGACCATACCACCGATAGACGCTGCCGCTGCATTTCCAGAAACCATAGCAACATCTGCTGCAGCATCGGCACCATCTATAATAGCACCAGCATAGTCGCCTGCTGCAATAGATAAACCTGCTGAAATAGCACTTACACCAGGAATCAAATACTTCAGTCCAGATTTTTTACCAGCTGTAGCAAGATCACCTGCTGCATCAGCAGCGCCCGATAGTCCTTTTGTTGGAACATCAGGTGTTGGTGTTTTTGGAATTGCAGGAGTTTGTGGTCTTACAGTAGCACCTCGCTCCCGTAACATTTGTCTGGCTTGTGATGCTTCATTAGGAGTTGCGTTATTAGCTCTATCAACCAGCTGCTCAAATAACTTATTCTTTCCTCTAAAGTTTCCTCTATCAACGGAAACTTGATCTACCATTCCAGTTTTTCCCCTCATACTATCGGGAACTGTTTGGTTTAAATCTACAGTTTCTAAAACTCTAGTCTGTGCTTTTACTTCAGGATTAAATGCTTGACCCTGACCAGGAGGTAGTGCTTTCTGTCCAGGAACTGGTGCTGGAGTTGTTCTTACTAATGCAGAAGATTGTGGTGTTACACTAGCAGGTGGTAGTGCAAGTTGAGAAGATCGTGCAGGTGGTAGTGCTCCTTTAACAGCAGCAGCAGGCGGCAATGCTGCTCTAGGCATCTCCCTGACTCGCACAGGTACGACTCTAAGAGCATCAGCAAGTGCTCCTGCAAGTTTTCTTGCCGCCATTGCTGCAGCAATCATTCCCGCCGCTTGCAAAATAATTGGTGTTAATTCTTTAATAGCAGATACCACACCACGGATTAGACCCATCAAAAAGTCTAACCACTTGGGTCTTTTCGCTCTAGCGTAATCTTGAGTTCCTGAGAGATCTTCTGTCTCTTCTAACTCAGATTCTTGTTTGCTAAACTTAGCAAGAGCACCTCCCATTTTACCAGGCATGAGTGCTAGTAATTGAGATTGTGCAGTAATTAACTTAGTCTGCTTCTTATTTTCTTCTAATACTTGTACGTTTACTGCGACTAACTTATCATCATACTTTGTGATTGCTCCACCATCTGTAGGAACAATCGCACTACTTCCACCACTTAATAAGTTTGCTTGTCCAGAAACTAGTAACTTCTGATTTGGAGTAACAACAGATACGCTAGCAGGAACTACTCCCCCTCCTCCGCCACCACCAGTTGGCGCTAAAGATCCACCCTTCCCAGAACCAGACTTTTTTTCGTCTTTATCCTTTCGGTTTCTAAATCTATTAATTAGGGATTCGGTTATGCTACCAGAGGTAATTTCATAACCCTGAGTTCCTGAAGGCATTAGAAGTTAGATTGTTGTTGTTTTTGCTCTTCAATGAATTGGGTAAGTAACGCCAAATAGACGATTCTTTCCCAAGGTATCATATTATCTAGCTCGGTCAAAGAGTATTTATGATGCTGCATCAGGGCGAAATTAGTCTGGTAATACTCTTCCAAAGATGTATGGAAGAGTGCTATGCGAAAAAACTCTGTAGACCCTCGATAGTATAATTAGATGTCTTCCCTGTATTAGGATTCTTGACTTCAAATGTATGCTGAAGTCTAGGCATCGTCTCAAAGAATTCAGTAAGTTTTTGGAACTGTTCTTGAGTCATGCTCTCAATAAAGGACAGAAGTTCTTTCTTTGTGCAGTCAGACGCTTCTGTAATCTCTTCACCTTCAAAGATTTGATCAAGAGATTCAACAACAATATCCAAAGGATCTGCATTTGGATCAGTAACAAACCCAGTTCTAATAAACTGAGAGACACTAGGATACTTCATGATTACACCAACTTTATCACTCAGCATAATCTTATCGCTGTGTCCCTCTGGTTTAAACACTTGAATCGTATTGATGTTAACAGTGTGACTAACTTCAGTCTCGTTATCATCCAAACAACGGACATTGAGAACAATCTCCTCACCAACTGAAGCGGCACGAATTCTCAGGAAAAGATATTCGAGATCAAAACTTGCTAGGTTCTCTGGTTTTACACCACGAGTGATAATACAAGCACTCATAACATCCATGACTGCTTGAGTGATTTGACTCTCATCTCCAGAGTCTGTAGCGATAAGGAGAAGTTTTTCTTCTTTTACAAGAAATGGACGATACTTAACTTTTTTTCCAGTAGAGGGCAGTTCCAACTCATAGGTTGGTGCAGTAACCTTTGGTAATGCCATAATAAAATCCTATTTTAAATATTTATGCTGTAGTTGAGGATCCAAATCCATTTAAGAAATTCAGTGCTAGTGTTCCAGAACCTCTATTATCATTATACACTACTCTGTGCTTAGAATAGTAAAAGTTAGCAGTGCATTTTGTAAGTTGTGACTGTCCAAATGAAAGAGGAACAGCGTCTATTTGATATGGATATGCATCCTGAAGAATATGCACTGCAGATATTCTAGATGCATCTCCATTAGGTCCCTTCTCTGCTTTAGCAATCCTAATCGTGCAGTAATAATCGTCAGGATATCTGAGTCTAGTTGCTCTATTCGATACTTGAGGTGCTACTCCCATCATTGCTCCCTCACTAGCACCAATTTGAGATCCAGCTGCTGTATCGATCTCACCTGATGCATCATATTCCTGAAAAATGTACTGCCACCATGATTGAACGAACTTATATGGTTCCATGTTAGCATCACACATCCACCCCAGACTAAAATCAGTGTACATTTTAGTGTGTGCGTAGGATCGCATCCCTTCACCTAAATTAATACCAGTAACTTGACCAGTTGCTGCTTGTGATGGTGGAAGACTTACTTCATCACAAAAAGTTTCGTATAACTTACTAGGACTTGACGCAAGATAGTCGATTACAGTCTTTACACCATTTGGAGTATTAAATGTAAAACTAACAATGTAACCAGTAGAGAGCGCCATACCACCCTGGCTACTGATCATATTGATGTAGTCATTCATCGAGTTGTAAGGCACTTCTAAATAAATTACAGTGAGCAATTGTATTTATGGCTTATTCGGGAATCTATAAACCCATGAATCCCAAGAAGTACAAGGGCAACCCCACAAGAATCATTTATAGATCCATGTGGGAGAAAAAGTTTATGATCTTTTGTGACCATACCCCATCAATTGTGGAGTGGGGTAGTGAAGAGGTTATTATACCATATCGTTGCCCAACTGACGGAAGAGTTCATAGGTATTATCCTGACTTTTACGTCAAAGTTGTTGATAAACAGGGATCATACAAAAAATACATCGTTGAAATCAAACCAAAGAAGCAAGTTGCTGCTCCAGAGAAGAATCCCAAGAGAAAAACTGCTGCATGGAAAAGGTCAGTTATGACTTATGCAAAAAATAGAGCAAAATGGGAAGCAGCAGAAGAGTATTGTGATGATAGAAGAATGAATTTCATGATACTCACAGAGGATCACCTTAATGTCTAGAAAAACAATATTTGAGCAAATAAAAGAAGAAACAAAGGGTAAATCCTACGGAGCATCTTGGTATCGTCGCAAGGTGCAAACTATTGCTGCAAATTACAAAGTCAAAAAGATTTTTAAAGACGAAAAAGTCGAAACTGTTCTAGATGATGAGTTTCAAGACGATAACGAGGTGAGAGTTAAAGTTTTACGTGGACATCTCTACATTTTCCAGTATGAAGCGACTACAAAACGCTTACCTTACTACGACACAAATCCTCTAGTTTATGTAATTGGAAGAGAGGAGGATGGTTTCATAGGAGCGAATTTACACTATGTGCAACCAAAACACCGCGCCAAAATCATCACAAATCTACTAGAAAAGAACCAAATTGTCGTTCCTTCGAGTATTGTCCATAAATATCTCTATGATAACGTAAAAGGTCGCTTTTTAGACCTAGGAAAGGAGGAGTGGGAGACCGCTATACTTTTACCAATTGATAATTTCGTCTATGGGAGGGGAGGTCGAACCTTCTCGTATAAGAAGAATGACGTTTGGGGGGAGACTCACAAAAAACGTGCAGATCTCTTCAAAGAAAAACGTATATTTGAACGCTACACAAACGAGACCAAGATATGACGCTAAAGTATCCAAGAGATATGATCGCTACGGATCAGACCGATTATATCAAATTTGATTTCTGGAAATATAAACCACCTCTAGACAGAGCAGGATCTGGACGAGAAGGTTATAATCAAACAAACAAAAAAGCTGGCGGTATTGATGGTAATTTTGGTGAAGGTCCTTATGATCCAATCCATATTTACATGCCTCAAGATGTTAGTACATCTTATGCTACATCATGGGGTGGGAAAGAATTGTCCAACTTTGGTGCAGGAGCATTATCAGGATACACAAATGTAATTAATGGTAATGTTGGTGCTGCTGCAGAAAATGCTTCTCAAGGAATACAAGGTCTTGGAAGACTCCCAACAACACTTACTGCGGAGTTAACAAGAATGGGATTATCTGCAATGCAGACTAATTTAACCCTAAACGATATTTTAAGCACTACAGAAGGAGTTATTCTAAACCCAAACGTAGAATTATTCTTTGGTGGACCTCAAATTCGTAATATCGGATTTGCATTCAAAATGTTTGGTCGAAACAAAGAAGAAGCTCAAGATATGATTCATATTTGTAATACTTTTAAAGCTCAGTCACTTGCTAGTTTTGGTGGTGATACTGCTCTATCTGGCGCAATTACTGGATTTCTATCTTCTGCAGCTGCTGGTCAAGTTGGTGGAGCAAGTGCAATGATGTCTGGTGGTGATCCAACGGCAGTAACTCCAGCTGCCGCTGCCTCTCCAGGTGGTGGATATAAAGCTGGATATCTAACTGTTCCAAATCTTTGTAGGATGCAATTGATGAGGGGCGGACAAATGCATCCACATTTGTCTCAATATAAAGCACTTGCAATCACAAACGTTGATATCAACTATACTCCTGATGGTTCATATTCTACTACAATCGATGGTATTCCATCTGCTGTAGAATTAAGAGTCTCATTCGTCGAAACTAAAGTTGTATACAGAGAAGACCTTTTCAACTCAGAAGGCTGGACATACTAATGTATTTTTCTATTCTACCAAACATAAATTACGACCTAAAACCACAAAGTTTCCCATTTTCGAGTGCGGACTTCGTTGTGGTCAATAACTTCTTTAGGCGTTATACGCTTAGTGAGGATATTTTCGATTATGCGACATATTATGGTAAATATGCCGTAAAAGACGGTGAAAGGATTGACTGGGTTGCATCAAATGCATATGGAGACCCAGAATTAGACTGGATTGTCGCTTTGGTCAATAATATGACTAATGTGTATGAAGATTGGCCAATGTCTAATTCTGCATTGCAAGAATGGGCAGAATCTACCTACGGAAGCGATGTTTACAGTCAAATCGCATATTACGAGATTTCAAGCGATGTGAAAAATTCGCAAAATGGCGTAATTTACAAAAAAGGGCAAAAAGTCGATTTGAAGTTCTATAACTCAAATCACGACTATAACAATGGAGATATCTCCAATACGACAATCACAGTTAGCGGTCAAAGCATTTCTGCGCCTGTAACTGTCTGGGAAGACGAATTGAGAAAAAATGAGGCAAAAAGAGAAATCTACATTCTCAAGCAACCTTATGTTGAACCACTTCTCTCAGAACTAAGAAAGCAGAGCACCTACAAGAAGTGCTCTGCTTACGTGAATAAAAAGTTGAAGTCTACTCTAAAGTGACGCGACTTTTTTGACCAAAAATTGGCGGAAAAAATTTTCCCCGTTTTATGGAATTCAATAATCCATTTTGTCACATATATCTGGGTTCTTTCTCAAGAACTGATGTACGTGACCATGAACGTCCATCTCCATAGTATAGTGTGCTCTGGTGTGAATCACCTCAATCAATCCCAGGAACCCAATCAACATCAGGTTAAACAGTGTGACTGGGTGTCCTAGGACTTGCATAATCTTGTTCACTTGATGAACTTATCCATACGAAGTTTGATGTAATACAT